TATTCTATATACAAATCAAATACATTTTTTTTAACTTTTTTGAAATCAAAATAAGGCCTGTTATACGTAAGCCTGTCTGCGTGATATGGATCGAGAAGATCTCCTCTTCCATATTTTACATAATAAATTTCAGCATCACCTTTTATGATTAATTTAGCAAATGCCATTTTTTGTTCAGCCGTCTTTCCTCCGTTACCATAGAAGACTTCTGTGGTTTTAGGAGGTTCAGGAATATTTAATCCTGAAAGATCTTCATTTTCCCACCTAGCCATTTAAACTCTCCAGTTTATCTTTAACTTGTTTAAGACAATCGGCCTCATTTAGACCGTCTAAAGTAAATTCAGCCGCGTTTGAAATACCGTATTTGTTAAAAGTTTTAGTGCTTAATGGTGTTGTGTCTAAGCTTCCATCTGTATTTCTTTTAACTATTTCTACAGTGAATCGTATAGTTGCATGATGAGGACAGTTCGCTCTTATAGGATCTTTTTCTATAATTGTTAGCCCTCCCTAATCCACTTGGCTTTTTGTTTCGGAGTCATTTTATTAATTTTTCTGTACAGATCAGATTTTTCTTTATTTTGCTTGTCTTCGACGGCGTTGTCTTCTTTTCGTCTTTTGTCCAGTTCATATTTTCCCATTTTAGATTTGTTTCTATCGGCCATTTGTCCCACCGTAGTAGGCTCCCCAACTACGAATGCAATTGGGGCCTCTAAAGTTACTCGTTGTAATTTTTTCTTTTTGCATTCAGGACATTTAGATAATGCATCATCTTTAATACTTTGCGAAACCGAAAAGCTGTGGTCACACGATGAGCACTCATAATCATATGTTATCATGTTAATATTTTGCATAAAGTAAATAATAAAGCAACCAAAAGTGGAACGCCAATATGCCCACGGCGGTTGCAAATGTTTTATTTCTTAGTTTATCTATCAAATAGAATTTTTGTAAAAAGGTAGCTATAAAGAATGTATTTATAAATTTTAACGCTATCAATAAGGAAACTTTTCCGCCGCTATGTGTTATTATAAACTTTGCTACAGGATTTTGCTCATTTTCCAAAATAATTTCTTGGGTTTCTATAGTCCAAAAGCAATCCACCGCAACAATGACTACGATAATAATTATCATAGCGTTGAATGTTATGTTTTTAAGTGTTGTCATGATAGTTCAATTAAGATCTTAGCTATTATATTATTCCTAACTATATCTGAATTATCCAATTCACAAACTGACACTCCATCGACATTCTTTAGTTTATCCATACAGCGAGAAAGAGCACCTGCTTCGTTACTGACCAAGTCTGTTTGATAGAGATCACCGTTGATAATTGCTTTAGATTCTTGACCAATTCTGGTAATAAACATTTTTATTTGTTCATAGGTGGCATTTTGTGCCTCGTCAAGAATCATAAAACAGTCATGAAAATTTCTTCCCCTCATATATTCTAGGGGGCATAACTCAATTTTACCCTGTGATCTGAAACTATTAACAGTTTCCCTACTGAGAAAAAGATTTAACTCTTCTATTATAGGCATTAAATAAGGCTGTACTTTTTCAGTGAGTGAACCGGGTAGATAGCCTAAGCCTCTCCCCGCTTCTACGACTGGCCTTGATACTATAATTCTGTCAACCTTTTTACTTAAAAGATATTCAGATGCTAAACCTACCGCAACGGCTGTTTTACCAGACCCAGCTGGACCAGAACAGAAAGTAATTTCTGATTCCACCATGGATATAATATATTCTCGTTGATTTTCTGTTTTTGGTTTTAATTGTTTCCTATAATGTAAAGGTTGGTGTGGTGACTTTGGTTGTTTTCTTCTTCTAGGCATTAAATTTGGTTTACCTTCTGAAGGTGGGACGATCAGTGCGAGTTCTAAGTCCATCATACCATAGTTTACGTCGATTGTCAACACGTTTTCTATTGTGGCGATCATGATGAGCGTGCGCTCTAGGATGCACATTAATAAAAACATCTACTTGACGACGTGGTCGATAGCGTACTGACCACCAACATCTGTTACATCTACAGTTGGGATGATGACGATATTGGTTTATGCCTCCATTACCAAAAATAATAATAATACGGGGTTTGATCTTAGATCTGTGTATCCTATCTTTTCTTCTCTTCGCCTCTTCTGCGGCTCTTTCTTTAATTTTTTTACGAATTTCTCTTTTGATACACGCCCTACACTTATCACATGCCTTGCAGCTATCAATACATCCTTGCTCGTCGCACTCACAATCTTTATGTTTACGGGGAGTGGCCGCCAAAGAAGGGGTAGCCATCATTAAAAATAGTACCGTAGTAATAATTAAGTGTTTCATTTTATCCTCCAGAAAAGAAAACGGGTTTTAACTGAATTGATCAGTACAGAGAGGAGAACCCGAAACCTCCTGCATAATAAAGCTGCTGATCAAACCAGCTCTGTCATGGGATCTCGGTGATCTAGAAGATACTGAGGTCGTCCACCTGTGTCGATAACCGTTGTGTCTCTAGGATCAATTCCAAGATTATAATAAATCGTACTAGTAATTTCCTGAAAATGAACTGGGCGCTCGACAGCGTGTTCACCAAGACGATTTGTTTCGCCAATCGTTTGACCAAGCTTCATACCGCCACCAGCCAATAGAGCGCAACTAACTTGTGGCCAGTGATCTCGGCCAGCACCCTTATTAATCTTGGGTGTACGACCAAACTCGCCCCATACCACAACAGTCACATCATCAAGCATCCCTCTTTCATCCAGATCCTCAACCAATGCGCTGACACACTGATCAAGCTTACCACCATGATCTCTAACGAGATCAAAGTTAGCGCCATGACTATCCCATCTACCATAAGAAAGGCTCACAGAACGCACTCCTACCTCAACCAAACGGCGTGCCATGAGGACGTGTTCATTAACAGTAGGAGCACCGTCATACTGATACTTAAAAGGCTTACCATCTCCATAACGTTCACGGATTTTAGGGTCCTCCTGACTTAAATCCAGAGCGTCTACAAGTTTACTAGAAGTAAGTACATCAAAAGCCTCATCAATGAAAACATCTCCTTCAGGCTTAATATTACCAAGGCCTGTTAGCAATTCTTTTCTAGATTGTAGCCTATCTTTAGTAATACCATTAAGGGTGAGGTCAGACATCATCTCGCCATTAGGTTTAAAAGGTCTATGGGAGATACCGAGATAGCCCTCACTACCAGACTCAGACCACGGGCTATGTTTGGTTTTAGCTGCCAGACCAATAGTGGCTGGAACTGATACGTCTACGGGACCTTGAATCTTTGAAGCAACCGATCCAATACTAGGATAGCCAACTCCAACGATCTTTTCATTTCGTCCCCATCCGCTCATACATTGATAGCCGTCATGACCACCAGCCGAACCGATCACTGAACGAATAGCAACAAACTTATCCATCATAGAGGCGATCTTAGGAAAACTTTCTCCAATCTGGATACCGGGTACTGACGTATCGATAGGCTGGAATTCGCCTCTAATTTCTGCGGGAGCATCTGTTTTAATGTCCCACATGTCTTGATGCGGAGGACCTCCTCCTAAAAATATATTAATAACAGCTTTGTGTTGGGTGCCGTTTTGTTGTTGTGCCTGTAAAATATTAGGCAAAGACAACATACCAAAACCGCCCACCGATAAGAATCCTCTTCTTGATAGTCTAAACATCTTAATCTCCTAATCATAAAATTGATTGGGCTTCACCCTCTAACAAGTAACGCGGCCTTCCGCCATTATCCACTTTCTGAATACTCATAGGAATATTAAAGTGGTCAAATAGTGTTGCGCACACATCCAACGGACCATATGGGTTTTCTTTAGGTGTATACGACTTATCAGCCTTACCTACAGTTCTTCCTAACTCATATTCTCCTCCAGCCATAAGCATAGGTGACATCGCGGGCCAGTGGTCGCGACCTGCGTTGCCATTAAGTTTAGTTCGGCCAAACTCTCCGGTGACCACCAGTAAAATCTTTTCATTTAATCCTTTTTCCCAGACATCCTGCAAGAAAGCCGCAATAGCCTGATCAACAGGAGGAACTCTACCCTTAAGAGCATTAGAAATATTACCATGCATGTCCCAACCCCCGTAGTGCATCGTAATAAATTTTGTACCATACTCTGAAAGTCTACGTGCTAGTAACATTTGCTTTCCAATATCGGTATTACCATATGCATCTCTAGTTTTAGTTGGCTCTTTATCGATATTGAATGCCAGCTTAGCAGTGCCGAGAATAGTATCATAAGCCTGTGTAGTATATTTACCTATGGAATTAGCTGCATTACTAACGATTTCATGCTGCTTATCCAAGGCCGCCAGTAATTCACCGCGCGACTTGAATCTACCTATTTCTACTCTAGGACTGAGGTTGTCCTTGTTGGAAGGATCAAATGGTTTATACGCTCCACCTAACCATGAAGGTCCCTCTCCCGAAATACCACCTTGTTTAATATAAGTTGGAATTCCCGTAGAAGTATTAGCTCCATAGATGGAAGAAACGATAGAGCCAAAACCCGGATATTTTGGGTTGGATGTTTGGGCTCGTTCGCCGTTGTAGTGACCCGTCATCATCCAGTGAGTTGCTTGACGATGAGATGAGTCACCGTGCGTAAAAGAATTAACAGTTACAATTTTATCTTTATGTTTAAATGTTTGAAGCCAATCAGCCCCTAATGATATATTAGTAGCGCTGTCATATAACAACCCATTCACAGGTCTAAATTGATCAGGAACATTGAAATCAGTGGGAGCATGAAACGTTTCAAATTGAGTGGGTCCACCACCCAGCCACAGCCATACTACTGATTTGTCTTTTAGAGCCAGCTCCTCTTCTTCCGATAATGCTAAATCGGATAGACCTATCGTAGACATTCCAGCTCCGATACTTCCCATACGTAAAAAATCACGCCTATTAAAATAAAAATCTAACATGCTTTCCTCCTTCTAGTAGATATCGGCTCCTCGCGTTATACTTTGAATAGCTGTATGCCTGTAAGGAACGTAATCATTAAATGTATTGGCATATTCTAAAGTGAGTTCCGTATTACCGCCTCCAGTGTCTCCTCCGCTGTATGATATAGAAGATAGATAATTTTTTGTACTAAGATCCCAAACAAAATATGTATAAATAAGTGGGTTGGTGGTTGGAATTGTCGCTGCTATCTTAATCGGACAATCTGCTGTTTGTCCCGGCGCAGCATTTGCATTAGTATTGAAGTTCGTGTCTACATTTTTAACAGCCCTATTAAAAGTTGTTTCTCCTGACCGAAACCCCTGCGCAGCAATCCCATTGAATGAGCATGTAATTTCCAATGGCATATTAATATATTTCCATTTATTCAATTCATTAGCCTTAAGGTCAGTACCAGCATCAAGTTCAGACCCACGCCAATTTCCCATATCAGGAAGTTCAGAATAAGTTACACCCACAGAAATATCTATACTTTGAAGACCCTGCAAACTAGCAATTGGAGTAAAGGTTTGTGTCACTTCATCTGGATAAGTGCCTCCTGTAATGTGACTCCATTTTACTAAACTAGCGCTTTCTGGAAACGTAGGAAGATTAGTATAATCTGCTACTTCCAAATAATCTATATTTCTGCGCGTACTTTTAGTAATAAATGTTAATGATTCTGTAACTGCTTGTCCTACAGATATATTATATGATACATTTGTTAAAAGGCAATATTCATAGGTAATAGATTCGACTAAGTCTGGAGTTGGGTCAGTCGGATCAATAACTTTACCTATATAAGCAGCCGCGTCTGCCCCGTATAGTAGAACTATATTATATTGAGGTAATTCGTTGCCTGACATCCCAAAGTTAGCAGTATTCAGAAAATAACTGGCGTCATAGGCTACAGGAGGAGATGTAGTAGGCGTGTAAAAGGGTGTAGTATTTTCGTCTAGGACACGCTCAATAGTTATTTCTATATTTGGTTGTTCATACCATAAATAATTTCTTTGGGATCTTCCGATATCGGGAAGACTATAAGAGGGCGTATCGACATTTACGCCTACAGATTGAATCCCACTTAGAAATGTAGCGTCAGTGGGATCACTAATATAAGATGTGGGGCTTACTTTCTTGTACAAAACCCCTTGACAGGCATAAAATATCCTGTTATTATTATTTACCATTACAGGATCTCACAGGTTCCACCGGAACAAGCTAATTCTTGTTGCAGCTTGGTGTTGTCTTCTTTTTCCACTACAGAAATATAATCTACATCCTGATATTCCCGGTTTAATTCAGTCCACAACTTATAATTATACACATCTTTCATACAATAAGTCAACTTCTTGATGTCATCATCAAAATATTTTTTAGTGAATCTATGGCATCTTTTTACCCAATTTCTTTTAGAGGACCCTTTAACCGGACCCCCTAGATTGAGTAGGGTATCACATGCAGCCCACAAATTATCTTCCCAAAGCGTTAAAGCTACTTCGATTAGCCCACTTACAAACATTACGCCATCCCCATGATGGGACACCATTTCACTAGGCAAATAGATGGTTGTAAAAGGGGCCTGAGGATAATCTTTATCGCCGGTAACAGGTAATAGAGAAATCCCACAGAACCATTTTCTATTTCTGTAAATAAATTTTTCTACATCATCCCATTCACTCTCTTTGATATTAATAGTATTACTAACATTATGGCTAAGCCATGGCTGAGTGCATAAATCTTGATTTGTACCAGTAATCACCCAATTTTGTTGTGTAGATTTTACAGCGATTAGGAGGTCTAAAGCCCCCACTTTATTCTTGGTTTTTGAGCCTGCTGCCACTTCAATACAAAAGGATATCACGTCATCGCTATCATTAGCGGACCACACAGACTCCTGACAGGCTCTAGGATTAATTTTTTTAAAATGCTTATATATATCTTCCATTTTGTTAGCCTGAACGCGCCTAATGTACCTTTTTGCGTGATGTGGGTGTATTCCAGAGCTAGTTCCTAGTATACAACTAGCAGTACCTTCTGGCTTAACACACGTACATCTGGCAGCTTGATTAATACCAATTTTTTGGGCTAATTCTTTATTCACTTGCTTTACTGTTCTAGCTGCTCTTCTTTGGAACTCAGGAGATAGACATACCTCGTGTGCCTCCATTATACCAGTCATAGAAACGCCAATAAGCGCTTCCCGTTCCATAATGTTTTTGCTGGCATGTTCCAAATAGCCCACATCAGTAAAACCAGCTTGTAGAGTCCCAATAATAGCAGCAGCCCTTGCTGACTCATAAAGATCCTCTTCACTCTTAATTCGGGCACAATTAATTGTAGACAAATTACAGGCCTGCCATCCAGACTGACCAGTTTTTTGATCAACAGGCCAAAATCCTATTTCTACACAGGGATTCACTAAAAACTCAGTGGAGTCTGCCCAAACAAAACCGGGCTCGCCAAACTCTCTAACTGATTGCATCAAGTCAGAAAATTGTTCTGGCGTCGTAGTCTCTCTAAGCAGTAAGGCTGAGTTATTAGAACGTCCTCTTTGAGGATTCTCATGAAACCAGTTACCTGTTTTTGCGGACGCCATTTTTGTGTCATCTGGTGAAAACAGGCATATAGTAGCGCTTCGCCTAACACCACCACTAATAACAGCGTCAGCAGAATGCATAACAATATCATAAGCATCAATTGGACTAAGTTGTTTATTACCATGTTTAACTGTTTCATCTAAAAGACTCTTTATATTTTTAAGTGACTTTTTAAGAGGTTCCGGTCCCGGAGCCTTTCCCCCATGAGAAAGAGGGGCGCCCGCTTCTCTTATTTTTGTAAAATCAAATACTACATTTTTACCGGAGTATTCTTTAAAATCTTTTGGTCTATTAAAATAAGAATTAACCAACACACCAACTGCATCTGACCACCCCTCTATATTATCTTCTACCGTAAACCTTTTGGTGCCTTCTTTATTTTTTACTAAATTAGGTAACTTAGCTACATGATGTTTCTGTACAGAAAATCCAGTCCCACACCCACAAAGAAGGAGATACATGCATTCTTGAAAGAATTGTGGGCGATCACAGAAGGAGGAAATACAATTATACATCCTCATGTTATGTTTAAGAATGGGTTTTCCACCAAATTGTAAGGCACGTTGAGATCCTAAAACACGTCTCTTCTTCATCATATCATATGCCCACTCGATATCCTCATGTATCTCTGAAATATCTTCGTATTTTTTGAGCATCATTTTTTTTACACGATCTACAGTTTCATGCCATGTTTCTCTTCTTTTTTTGTCTGATATCCATCGGGCATATTTAGCGACAAAAGTATAATCCATCAGCGATTTGATCGACATGAAATATATTTTCCTTTAGGTAATCTTTAAATCAAGATTTGTTTTAACATTGTAGATCTCTAGACCGTTCTTAACTAAAAATTGATGTACAGATGTATCGTTATCATTCTTGGAAGATACAAAAGAATCTTTTTCTATGTACCACTTATTAATGCCATTTTGCCATAATAGTTTAGCACACCGAAAACATGGATAATGTGTGACATACGCTTTAAGGGGACCAAAATATCTGCGTTCCATATTAGATACGGCATTTTCTTCAGCATGAACCATAAACGGATATTTTTCTGGACGAAAAGTAGGAAGGACAGAGTCGTTACAACCTGCTGGAAAACCATTGTAACCCATACCTACTACATGATTAAGTGTATTAACTAAAACGCACCCAACCCTAGTCTCGCTATCGTGACTACGGATGGATGCGTAATGAGCCATACCCATAAAATACTGATCCCAAGACGGTCTGTCCATTGTTTATTCCAAATTAAGAGATAGCCTGACACTTACATTATCTACAATTATCTAGCTTTTGTCAAACATTTTTTTGTAAAAACTATCGGTTTCTCAATGTATTAATCATAACATCAAACTTTTCATTAAGTTTATCATTTAAGTGTAGTTTGCAGTCTGCCACGCTACTTTCTAGGTTGTCTATTTTTGTTTCTATTTTGCCTTCTAGGCTATCGACTTTATTTTCTAAAGATGTTAATCTTCTATTTAATGAATCGTTCACTCTCTCCTCCAGTAAAATAATTTTTTTACCATGAGTCATAATAGTAAACAACATCCAGCCCATTAAGGGTATAAATACCATACCGACAACTTCAGCTATACTTTTAAGCAGTTGCCATGTATCAGTCATAACAAGCCTTTCATATAAAATAAAAAAAAAGGGGGAGAGAAATTCCCTCCCCCTTCTTATAAGTTTAGATTACATACCAGTAATTGGTGAATAATCGAAGAAGTCACCGCCAGTTGCGACAGTAAGATCAACGAAATCAACTTTCATTACCAACTCACCCGGAATGGCTCTAGTTGGATTAGCAGCCTTGTCTGTTCTAGCACCAGTAGCACCAGCAATCGGGTCCCACATATTGGTAGTAGACAGGGTGTCTGGAGCAGTCGCGGTATCCATACCACCAGTAGCCACGTCTAGCCAGTTAATTCTGGAGTCGGTCATTTTGGCTCCAGTACGTGTGGTATGTGTCCAGCTAAACCGATCAGCACGGAATGCCGTGACAATCTTAGCCCCATAATCATGCTGGAATTGAAGAATCGCTTGATTCGAGGTGCCAACGCCCATGAATAGCAAGTTTGTTTTAGCCACACCAGAAAGGGTGGTGGATTGACGAGCAATAACATATTTGCCCTCAGCTTCGTAGGCAAACGTACCAGCGCTTAAAGCCTTTTGAGCATTATAAGCGCCATTACCAGTAATAATTCTAGGTAGCGTGTTAGAGTCTGCGGCGAGCGATACGCCATCTTTAAGAGAGAGCGCTTTGGTGATAACTGCACCAAGTCCGCTGGTCACAGCTGAATTCTGTAGAATGCATCCACCTTCTACTGCAAAAATAAAAGCGCCGCCCGTCGTGTTAACTAAATAAGCACTTGTAGATGTAGGAACTGCCATTAGATAAGCCTCCATAATGGAAATAAATATATGTTCCTACAATATCCAAAAACGGTCCGGTTCCTATCTAACAATACACAAAAAGCCGTCTCATCGGTTTATTTTTTCAAATGATTTTAAGGCTTTTTTAAATCTTCTTCTAGCGGTTTCTCGACTGTAACCGTTTTGCCGTCCCATTTCTTCCATGGTCATGCCGTATACATATTTTTGTTTAATCAAAATAGTATATTCATCACTTAAACCGTCTAGCACATGATCTATATCGTCTATAACCTCACTAGACTTTTCGATATTTTTACAGCTGAACTCCCTTTTCTTTTTTTTCATAGTATTTTTTATAGCATAGTCAAGCTGTTGATATAGAAACGTAGTAAACTTAGTTTTTTTAGATGGATCATATCTGTTAAGACATCTCCAAAGTGTAGTTAATTTTAGTGAATACAAATCGTCTGCGCTTAAAGCAGTAGAATATCTTGCGCAAACCTTATTCATAACCTTAATATTATCAATATTGCTCAAGGATTCTTCAAAAGTTCTATCCATTCGTGCTCCTTAATATAACACCACCTAATTTTTGCTTGAGGGCTTCCAATTCACTAAGTTCATCTAAATACTGTTTATTCATATCGTCTGAAACTATATAATCTATTTCTCCTTGTGGTGAAACAAATATAGACCAATATCTATTGGTGTCCAGTTGTTCTTTAACCAAATCAACAGCCAACATTATTTCTGCGTCGTCGAGAACTTCGCTCACGGTGTAATTACATATTGTATCTTCTATTTCTTTTCTGACTTCGGAAGTATTGAACATTTTTGCAATACCCACAAAAAATGTATATCTTCCAAGAGGTTTTAAGGCCTCAATACCGTTAACATCTTCTAGCACTTCAATTATTTCATTAGTTAAATCAAAATTGGTATAGCACATCCAACAATCCCACCTATCGGATGGTTTAAGTGAGGACTCTGCTGGGTAAGGCCCATATGGGGTGTACACTACCTTTTGTTTGACGGGAACAAAATATTCTTTCAAAAGTCCTTCTGGATCAGTGTCCATCATACCAAATTCTTCGTTTTCTTCTTCTGGTTGGGGTTTCTCTTCTCTTAATATTTCTTCTATTTTGGCATTCCAGCTCTCCCAGCCTATTTTTTTAGATGTGGACATCATATATCTCCTTAAAGCTAGGACTATATATACTATCAAGTATACACATTATGGCTTGACTTGTAGTGGAGATACTGCCACATCATCCTTATTTTTATTTGACACATGAAGTTCCTGTAATTGGGTATATTTAACTAAGAGTTTATTGAATTCTTCTTGTCTACCACCAGACACACATTTTTCATAAAGATCCTCTAATAGAATAGTAACCAAATTATCATATTTTAATTTATACAATATGGTAGCTAAAAAATCAATGTTTACTTCTCCATCTTGCCACCCACATTCAAAAAAAACCATACCTTCGTGATCCGTAGATACTGTTACGAAACAGCTTTTTTCGTCATCTTCTGAAGGTGGAAGATCCGAATTTTGAGATAAGTTCGACATAGTAAGGGTCCAGCTCCGGTAGGTGGGATTTTTCCATTTTATCAAAAGTATAAAAATCACCCTTTTTTTCTATTACACCAGAAAGAGATAGTGTTGTTATGTAAATCACTTCGGCCTCAGATAGGTTTAATTTTCTGAAACCGCACAACATCTTTGTAGCCCATTCATAGTCTACATTTAAATATTTTTCATGTATAGAGCGAAGGGTGGATGACTCATCTCCTGTTCCCATATATGCGGAAGGTAAAAACCCCTCATTAGTTAGGAGGGTCTTAATGTAATTATCATCGGTAGGAAACAGAGATTTATTCATTGTTATCACAAGATAACTAATTTTAATCTTCATTTGTTGACTCATCGAGATCTTGTGCTGACTGTAACTGTTGCATCATTTGTGACTTCATCTCTTGAATCACATTAAAATTGCTTTGGGCCGATTCATACTTCTTAACGGCATTTACAAATTCCCCAAAAACATCGGGGTGTTCACCAATACCTACCGAACTGGTCATGTAGAGATTAAGAGTAAGAGCGTGCTCATCCATAAGAGCCTTAAAGAGTGATTCGGCAGCGTTCAAAAAATTATTCATGTTTTCTCCCAATAAAAAAGAAAAAGTGAGTCGCTATACTCCATTATAGCAACTCACCTTCAATATGTCAATTTTTTTTACTTTTTTTTGAAAGTAACTTGGAATTGACTTACCTATATTATTCAGACGGTTTCCCGTACCGTGTCGCCAATAATCCATGCAGCGACAATAGTCGTAACACCCACAATTTGCTCAGTGTCGAATTCCATACCAAAAATTTCTGAGCCAACCACAGCGATAACGCCAGCAGCGGCTACCCAAAAACGACGCGATTTAAGCAACGAAACAAGTTTATCTTTCATAACAGTTCTCCTATAAAGTAAAATTTTAGCCGTCCGTGTTCACACAAATACTAGGTCCATACAGTTTCTGTATTTTTTGTATATCGTCTGCCTGTGGCCCCAAAGAGTTATTTATATAAGGAAACATTAACGCATTTTCATCATTAGAATGGTCGAGACCTAATAAATGTCCGATTTCATGAGCGGCTACAGATCGTAATACGATACCCTGAAGATAATCCTCAGGTATTACCCATTTTTCAGCGAGGTCAAACTTAGTCAACAGCTGACCATCAAAATCTTTGTCATTCGGCATTTGTGCCCAAGCTAATATGCCTCCCCTTCTACCGAAACCCTCACGCCATCTACGTCCCACGCTAATGATAATATCGGCTTCATTTGAACGGTTGGTGTGCTCAAAAACAAGTGGAGTTATTGCAGACCAAGCGTCAAAAGCGAGCTTAAATTCGTGATCCCATACATCTCTTTCTAATTCTCTCGTGTCCCTGCCTTGCATATGATAAGAAAGATTATTTTTTCCCCATTTTGATTTTTTTCCAGATACATCCTCTATTGAATCTTTAACGCCACATCTTGGATAGTTTTTTGATATCGAGTATGCTTCGTTTTGATTATATATTGAAAAACCTAAAAATGCCGACAAGGTACCAGCACAAAATTTTCTTCTTCTCATCGTAACCCCCTAAAAAAGCACTAAAGCCCCCAATCCATTGAGAGCCTTAGAGTTTACATCCTAGTCTTTTACAAACAGCTGTTTGAAAGAATCTACAGACCACCATCCCTGCCACACACCACCGAAAAACACACCAGCGCCGACACAAGCCAAAAAGAGCAACGGTCGACGGTTTGCTAATTCGAGGGGATGCGTGAGGCCATAAATTAGGCTTCGTAACGGTTTTTTTTCGTCAAAACCCATGATTACCCCTTTGTAAACAGGAAATTAATTAAAACACCCTAAAAACGCCATATGCAATTACAGCAACGGCAGCAGCTATCGCAAACCACTTAAATACACTCGCTAGAGCTAAAAGTAAATCACGAAGTGGTCTGGGTCGCTTTATTCTCCACTCTCTATATCTATCTACTCGTTTTCTATAGGCCTCCCTACGTTTTTCTGCCTTTTCTGCAAATGATGCCATTATATTTCCTCATTTTATCAAATACCACCCAGTAACTCATTAGCCGAATTTTTCCACGAAAATTTTACAGCCGTATTGATGCCTGATGTATTAGGTGATAAGGAGCCCTCATTTTTTTTGTGATATATTGATCTCATATGTTCTATGGTTTGGTCTTTTTGATTTTCAGATATTTCCGCCCAAAAACCTCTGTCACCGTGAAACCAAACGCCATCATAGGCGGTTTCTAGGTTATCAATATTTATCAAATGGGCATTTTCTGTGGTACAAAATTCCGTGTGACCGGAGTAATTGGTAGCTATAACGTGTTTACCGCAACTCATCATTTCAAGTAATTCTAAGTTCCAGCCCTCCGCTCTGGCGGGAAAAATACCACAATCTGTTTGTGTCATAATATTATACACATCTTTTTGTGTTTTTTGACGGGGAATGACGCGGATTTTGTCTCCGAGAGGAGACGATTTGTATGTATCAATCCATTTTTGATTATCAACATTAGGAAATGGGTTATCGCACATCATCCACAATTCCACATTATCGTTATAGTTAAATGCTTCATTAAAATAATCCACCAAAACATCATGTCCCTTTCTAACTTCCCATTTTCCACAATTAAAAAAAATAGTCTGTTGTCGGGAAGATGGTTTTTCCTTAAAAATATTTCTATCAACACCCAAAGGCACAACGTGAATATTGTCACCGTTAAAACTTGTATTTTGAGCAACAATTTCCTTGGCCCACCTAGAACAAACAAATATTTTATCACAGTGTAACATACTGGCAACTTCAGTAGGACTAAATTTAGTTAATTCAAAAACGGGAAAGCCAACATGCACCCCTTTACCTACATGATGATGTAGCTCATGCTGATGCCATAATCGCACAGAAGGAGAAGACGTGCTAACCGATTGTTGGTTACTAAGGCATTTTTCTACTATTGCCATATCGGGCATTTGTTCTGGTTGCCCAATGGGATACAGGGCAACACCATTATTTTTGTGTAGCTCTTTCATAATGTTATAGCCAGCAATACCATATCCCAAATTATTAATTGGGGCTGTTAAATTTATCATTTTTGATCCTTTGCGTTATTACAGTAGTAGATATCGCTTTAGCGTAAGGAATAAACAAAATTTCACACTTCATATCGTCCAGTAATTCTTGTGTTAGATTTAAATAACTCAAATAATTTTTTGTTTTCCAGTTTGACCCCAAAACAATGTAATGGGGCTTACACACCTGTTCTATAAGATATCGCTGGTTGTGTTCAGAAGGAACTATAAACGCTTCGTCTACATATTGACATGCTTGAACGACTTCTAGGCGCTCATTACCATGCATAATTGGCGTATTTTCCTCAGAAAAATGATCTCCTTCAATAGCCACAATCAGCTTGCAGCTCTGACTGAAAACATAGGCGCGATTTTTTTTTCTAAAATATCTTTTGATGTTTCTAAGAAATTTGACATGTCCGTAATGGAACAAATCAAATGTGCCTCTGGTGTAAACTATGGGGGGGCTCATGTCTATGCCTTTGTGTGTGTGTTCTTAAATCTTGGAGAAGAAAGGACTCAGTCGGAAAAGAAGAGGTAGGACATACCTTAATTATCTAGTATTTTTTTTATTACCGGAGCCAACGTATCATATACCGCAAAATGTTCTTCTGTAGTGGGATAATAACTATTATGGGTCATAACTCGTTTTGGCTCCCCTAAAAACTCTTGTGCGTACTTATTTTCTTGGGGAAAAGGGAATCTTTCGGGCTCAGACTGATATATTATTTCTACGAATTCGTCGGCTTCTTCAGCAATATTCATTATGGTGTCTTTGTCAATCAATTGGGGGAACCTACCAAATAAAGTATTTGTATCAGTTGTATCTATAGTGTTATCTGAATATCCAAATTTTGACATGAATAAAAATATGACTGGCACAGTAATAGCCCTAAAAAGTTCTTTGAACTCCTTCATGTATTGCACACGAGTTTCCAAAACTAATTCTATAATTTTATCCGTTTCAAATTTATTAATTATATATTCCCAAAAGACTTGTCCTACACAGTGCTCACCGGTTATTTCATTTTTTCCATGATTAGACCACGCTGTCCAATATTTATTACTCACGCTTCTTCCAGACATAACTGTTACAACCGCCAACTGACCTCTATTAATAACATCTAAATTATCCACAAAAAAGGGACTGGAAGGCCCATGGCCAGCAGTTCCAAAGTTTGCACATTCAACACCTAAAAAATTATGAATAAGTGTCGGAAAAGGGAACGACGCATATCTTCCAAAAACTTGTCCAGCCCCCAAAAACGAAATATAATCTTTCTCTAACATAGGAGCAGGACCCCTAAAGGGATGCCTATTGGAATGCCATATTTCATAATTAAACCAAGGGTCTTCTTTTTGATAGTATCCGTAGTCTAGCATCTCAATTATTTCCTATGGTGTTTCTAAGTTCGGTTGCGTTGGGTATTAATTCATATTTAATATTACCTAAATTAAATTTGTCAGCAGGCGAGAGGAATTGCTTCCACTGATCATTCTTTATGCGGCACTCTAGAAAATTACAAAGTCCAAGAAAATTTTTTTGCACATTTTCATTGTACCATTTTTCATAAGTTATATAATATGTCTGTTTACGTTGTGCCATTCTACGGTATATTTTTAAATTTTTATTCAGCAGCCTGTGCCTATGGTTGACAAGACCCATAGGCATCGGGTCTCTCATGAGAGTATGGAAATCTGAAAAATCTTTTTTCGTATGACCACCTTCGGCCTTGTCCCATTCATTCCAAAATGAGTGTCCAGTTTTTTGTTTATAGTTAATAGACATCCATTCTGATAAAGCAACCTCCAGCTGGTCTTCTCTGTGTATAAAAACAATTTTGTGAGCGATGTCAAACAGTCTCTTCAAATCAGCCATTGGGATTTGGTGAGACAAATGTTTGATACCTTCGTTTGACATAGTTGCTAACATCTCAAATACAGATTCAATATCCTCATGCACAATAAGGTTATCTGGCCCCTTTTTAATATTCTTGTTGCAGTCTGGATTAAAGGGTTCTACTAAAATATTAATGTCCGTAGACTTGTTTAAAGATTTGTTTATTGATGTACTTCCACATCTGGGAGTTGTTCCAAATAGTAATATCATGTTACCCGCTCACAATATATGATAACGACTTTACTAATGATTGCGAAAACAAATGGCCACTAAGCCACCTTTTATCCATTTGCTTAAGATAAGTATGGGCTTTTATTATATTGTTAGTATTCGATAGCAATTGGGCCGCATGATTAAGATTATTGAAATACAAGGGATAATCTTCTCCTAGGTATTCTACAACTGCGTCTATCTTATTTATTAGAATGGGAGTATTGCTGGCCACACATTCAATTACGGCGTTATTAGCAGAACTATCGTACAGATCTAAAAAGACAACAGATGATGACATTAGATAGTCGTACTCTTCGTTTGTTACGGTGTCACATATCGCCACTGAAGAGTCTTTAAATAGGTAGCTATGAGGCTGAGGTAGTAGTGACTTGTATTTATCAAATAAACCTATCGCGTGATCCTTCTCACTAGGAAGCCAAACTTTACAAAATTGTGGCGGCGATTGTAAATCAAATATGGATTCCAATTTTCTTAACCAATAACCTATTTGAATAATTTTTTTAGGGTGACAAGATAAAAATTTAGAAGGTGACCATTTGATCAAAGGGATTCGTGTAGGATGCTTGATTGATATCACTGGCACCTCTACCCTTTTACGAAGCCACTTACCAAGATACTCCGATAGCGTAACAAAGCATTTACAGGTAGATAAAGATTCCTTAAATACCTGCCTATCCAGTATGGCCTGTGGCGAATTATATATTTCAAACCAATCAGGAGGATTTGGAGGATTATGTAAGAACCCAATCCAATCTTGTTTGTAGGGCAGATTGTGTGGATTGTTTCCACAGTAATATTCGTTTAGTTTCCATGAGAAACTTCTTTCCATGAAATCATCAAGAATAATACCCGCCTTAGAATGAAATGGACGCAGCGCGTTTATACAATAAGCCCATCCACTTCTATGATGAGTGAACCCGCTGCACTGAGACAGGTTTAAAGATATCATATTATCTTTCTGCCTAACATTCCTTCAAAAAAGCCCACTTGGTATTTACACTTAAGAAATACTAACTTTTCAGCATAGCTATAATTTGTTTCCTCGTCATCAGACAGTAGCCAACGAGGAGATGTATTATCAAACATTTCTGGAGATTCAATAAATCTATGCCATGTTTCTGCCAGTCTTTCCTTGTCTGTCTTATAAGATATAAGTATACCGTCTTGATATCCTAAGTCATAATAATATTCAGAAATACTTTCTATATCAAATTCAGCCTCTGATATAAAATATATACTCTTTAAAGAAGACGAATGTATTATCCGGCCCTTTGTGGACATCATTTTTATAAAATGTTTATTATTGCGTAAATATCCTCTAGGAGAAGCGATTGGTGTATAGCCACCTATTTCATTGTATATTCTACCAGAAAAGAAGCATCCATTAATGGGCGGAAAATTATGTTCTTCATCTGATATGTCAATCAACAACATCTCTTCTGTAACTGGTATACTATAGTTTTTATAATTTTCCTCAATCGCCTTTGTAAACCAATCGGAATTATTTTTATGCCGAGTACAAATTGGTCCACATAACACGGCTGCATCTCTATGTAAATTATTTATAGAAACAACAGCCGCCAAATAATCACTTCTAATAAACATATTTTCATCTAATATACCCACTAACGAAGCATCACTAGTTGTAGGGATATTCTCTACATCTACAAGAGTAACTATAGCATCAATACCAAATTGGGTAGCTTGTTTTTGAAGGGAGTCTGTACACGATTCCAAAACGGTGTCCTTTTGTCGTATACTGTTTTCCTTAACTGTATGTTTGTTTGGTATAACAAATATTTCAATTTGTTTCATATTTTATTCCCATACCGATCACGGCCTTGTAAATTATCAATTTCATCCCATACCTGTGTCCAGCCTTCCTCGCTATTTCCATTAACTCTTGCAGCCTTATCATCAATATACATTACTCCCGCTGGTTTTCCCATAAATGCATGATGATATTTTACACCATGCTTAGCCAACCAATCAGTCCACTCTCTATACCCTCGTTCGTATTGTTTATGAAGGTTACCCTTTTCCCTATCTCCATATCTAGCAGTATAAAGAGTAATCTTATATCCCATATCATATAACTTATTAACTTGAGCTATACCGTGAAGCAACGGCCCAGCTTTTGCATATTCTCCACCATGTGCTTTGTCGGCTATCACACCATCACAATCTACTATAAGTGTTTGTTCGGATGACATATTAATCCTCCCATTCCAGTGCTGCTGACACGTTAGAAAAGTTTTCTTGAAATATTTTTTTGATTCCGTTTGCGACCTCCCTATGTTCCTTTTGTGTCTCCTCCTTACATCTTAGTTGCAAGTAATGTACCCAACTCCTAATACTTCCTTTCATATACATAGTAGTCTGTATTCCCAATGGAAGAATCATTCTAGCGGATTCTTTTGCTACACCCATAGCAATCATGTCACCATAAACCTGAAGACATCTATCCATTGCTTGTTTTGCATGGGCGTGCCATTTTTGATCAGCAATATCCGTACTACTCTGCCGATTACTTTTGGCTTGGTTACGCAGTTCTAGGTCCTCTATTTCTTGGGCTACTGAATATCTTTGGGAAAATTCTTGGAAAGAAAAAGAGCGATGCCGCAAAATTTGTGCGGCTATCGCCCTACTAGTTTTTATCTCCACGCACATATCTACCATTTCAAATGGAGACCAGTGCTTATGTTTAATTAAATATTTAATAAGACGAGGAGCAGTTTCATTGTTAGACTGATTTTCAGGATTACTGACCCTAGCACAATATACTATCAGCTCCTCTGGCAAAGCTAGATCTTCAATTAACGGAGCTGTTATACTAACGAGCTTTACTTCCATCAATTAGTCCTCAGTATCATCTTCCTCTTCTACATTTAAACCTAACGCCACTATTTTTTGATACCAATATCTTTCATTACTCTTATCGTTTACTGGGCCACCAGTATTATTATTAAAATGTGATCTAAGGAGATGTAGTTGCACTACAGTTCCTTGTGGATTTTTAGCGTGGACGATATATCCATCGTCTGTTGCATGGGGAAGGTTGAGTTTTACGGGATCGCCGCCGAACTCACCATCTTCTACATCCTCATCCCATTCGTCATTATGTACAACCACAGGGACCTCAGGTACGGGCTCGTTCGGTTCACGATGCCACTCAGGAAAGACAGACATATCATTCTCCTTTTATTTTTAAGTTTTTCCCTTATATACTAAAACAACACCGTCTTTTTTATACAAACCTCTTCGTGTATAAGTAAATACTTCGCCTGTTTTAGGATTTCGGTATTTATAGTCAGCACTTGACTCTTCCTCACACATAGATGCTTGATATTCTTCATCAGCCTTTTCAAAAAGACTTTTAGATTTTTTCCTAAAATCCGATTCGTTTTCATTTTTGCTTGGCGTTGGTAGAGGCATAGCTTTCTCCTCTAAAAGTTATACTGAACTAGATAACTCATTGAATCGCAATAGCCATCGTCACACTCTATACTAGACATAAATTCCAAATTTAGCAACTATTTTTTTCCCCAACCCTCTCGTAATACACGTAAGGCATTACCCCCTAGTATGTGTTCCATCTGTTTTTCCGTGTACCCTAACGCGCATAAATAACTCGTAAGTCGAGGCATTTCTGACATATCTACAATTTCGTCTGGAGGATCAGTAAACCCATCCAAGTCACTACCTATTCCTACTACTTCTATTCCACCTACATTTATCATATGATTAATATTATTTTCTATATGCTTTAATCCTAATCCACTGTGCGAATTAGATAAATAATAAGTCATCAGTATTACACCAATAACCCCTCCATTATCAGCAATCCATTTAATTTCTTTATTGGTTAGGTTGATAGGGTCACGGTTAATATCAAAGGAGGCCATGTGACTAGCTATAATACAATTCTTTTTGCGATGGTGCTTGGCGATATCCATAACCTTAGCTCTGGCACTGGGCGTACAGTGTGTGATGTCTATCAGCATCCCCAACTCCAGCATTCTTTCTACTACCTTTTCGCCTATGGATGTCAACCCTTTATTCATATCCCAACTGCCAGTTACTTTACGCCAGTCAAGCATCTTGCTAGAATATTCTGGATAAGGAAACACGGGATAAGCCACATGGTTAGGATAGAAATGAGCCAAAGTGAGATAGGCCACACCCCGATTGAAAAGGTATACCAGATTAGATAATAATTCTTTTTCAACTGAATCGGCACACGCTCCATCTTCCACGGTTTTTCCGCCCTCTATACCATTAAGAGAATGGGCTCCTTCCACAGAATGCACAACACACATATCTCCAGCCTCAAGACCTTGGTTCAATGTTGAAACAGAATCAGACAAACATACTTTTCTAGAAGGCTTCTTCTTGTTATATGAAATAATCTGACGTTCCATTTCATCTAACATAAAATTTGTAGCATCAAAATAGGGAGGATCTACGATGGCGCGTCGTACACTGGGGAATATTCTAAAGAGCCACCTTATAAGGGAGATTTCTTTAATCCACTCTTGTTCTAAAATATAAGCAGTAGATAGTATTACATCTACACCACCCTTGTCCATCTTGGGAAACGTAACTCGATTACTAAGTGGCCAAAATTTCTTGTCAAACATTCTAGATAGCCAATTTCTTTTGGATGAGTCTAGACTGATTTCCAAAATAATAGCCTTGAGGGCTGGATGCGTATGTAGATCTACAAGCGTAGATTCTTTATGTAGATTTTGCCAGTTCATATCAATCACTGAATAAGATATTTAAGTTACCCCGAACAGTTGTTTCAACATCTTCCAAATGATCATCAGACATTGGATATAGAAAGGGAGAAACCTCGGCTCGCACCTCCGTGGGAGCGTCAGGAATCCATTCCAAATCTTTTACGGTAAGAACCACAGAAGCTCCCTTAGATTTAAAGTCGTGCCCTTCGATTTCATTTACAGACGTAATAGATACATGTACATCATCAGTGTATTTAGGGTTCCATACCTTACCGTCTTTATTCCACAGCGGAAGACTGCCCCTCCATTCGTTCTGAGTGGGACCAAGAATTTCACTGACATATGGTACACCGCTAGGCATTAATCCTAAAACGTTTATTTCAAATTCCTGATGATGAATACCAGAAGGCGGCACCCACTGCACATGTATCTCTGGATATTTTCTCACATTTTACCTTTCGTATTTAACATCTTTCTTGTCTTCTCTTTTATCTTTCTCCAAATCTCGAATTTCTCTTTCGATATTTTTGATAGCGTCCTTGTGATGCTTTAGGCGTTCACGAAGTGTTTCACTATCCATTTCTTTCTTGTCTTGATGATCTTCGTCTCGATCTAGTCTTTCATGTCTTTGACGATCAGAAGCATCTCTCTTGTCGTATCGCTCGTCTTTTTTCAGATCTTTAGTTTCTCTTTCTTTCTTATCAGAAGGAGGATCTTTTTTAAGCTTTTTGAGTTTTTCTTTATCGTCTTTTATAGCGTCCTTTTCATGTTCTTTTTTTTCTTTTTTGGTATCACGTTTGAGTTCTTTTCTATCAATTTTATCCCAATCTTTTTTGGTTTTGCCTGATGTGCCATCAAGCTCTTCACTATATTTAGTAGCTCTATATTCATCATCAGTTTTACCGAGAAGGCCTTGAGATTTCTTTTTTCTGAATTGACTCATACAAATAGCAATCGCTTGCTTATTATCTTTAGCCTCTTTGCTGGCAATAGGCATACATCTTTGCACAAAATCAGATTCTTTTTCGTTTTTGTTAGGTGTTGGTAGTGGCATATCAGATTCCTTTTAGTAAGTGCTGTTTAACATTATTCCACAGTACGTTTGCTAGAACTACACCAGCATCGTTATCAGAAGCATAATGAACTCCCTGTAAAACTCTCGCATAACCCGCTAGTAATCCCATCCTGTAGAACTCAGGTGCATGTTCTGGGTATATATCGCTCAGTATAGAAGCCACCAGAGCACCATAGGCAGCATGACCAGAAGGATAAGCGGGAGTTTGATGAGTATCAGTATTAATAATATCTAGAGGGATATTAAAAATTTTAGCCAGCTGATAAGGACGTGGTCGTGAATACTGCCATTTTAATTGAATGGCGACAATTTCTAAGATATCGTTAGCTTTCTTAAATATATTATGAGGAAAAGAAAGGTTGTGTTTCTTTAAGAATGGCAGAAATAGATCGATGGGATCTTTATCCACGAGCTTTATAAGATCTATATCTAATTTTGTACGATTACTCGTAGCCTCAGATACGTTTTTAAGCTCATTTCTGGTGATATCACTATCGTTTTGAGGAGGGGCTGGAAGGATATTTTTCCAGTCAATAGTGACAAGTTGAGATACACTTTTACGCAACAACCTACGGTAATGTGCGCTAGGTGGATAAGTGTATTTAATATTATTTATGTAGCCGCTTTCGGCGAGTAGGATCTGTTCTTCCATAGTCTATTTCCATTTCGATAATATCACCTTTTTGTTGGGTGCCACAAAATGGACATACAAATATGTATGATCTGCCAGATTTTGTTTCAACAATATCTACAAGATTACATAGTCTGGAATCGTATTCAGTCTTACAAGAACTACAATATAATCCATACTGACTGTGATTTATGTACGTGTCAAACTGGCTCATAGTTTCACCCCCATTTTAATATATACACAAATTATGACTTTTAACCAAATACATCCTGAATTATACTTCCCGCATCTGTATAAGATTTATCCTTGAGAAACCCCTTTACTGTGTCAGTGGCTTCTTTTTTGCGAAAACCAAGGGAAGTAAGGCCCTGAATTGCTTCCCGTGCCACCTGCGGGGGTGTATTATGCTTTGGTTGAGAGGGAGTCTCTACCTTTGGTTTGGGAGTAGCTTTTGGTTTCGCAGACACTGGCTTTGAGGGTGCTCGTTTTGGTTTCGAAGAAGCGGTCTTCGGTGGCCTTTGTTTGGTCACGGGTGAAGATTTAGGAGTTTTTGATGGAGACTTAGGTTGAAATACATTTTCTGTAACCCAGTCTCTAGCATCAGCATCTCCGTTAATAGCATTCTGTATGGTACGCTGTTTAATTTGTGTCCACGCTTCTGTTTCTGATTCAACAGAATTGTACTGACCAGATTCTATGTTTGACAGAATAGCTCCTACAAAATACAAAACTATAGGCACAAGAAGAGCAGCCGTAAAAATAAAAAGCAGATCAGAATTCCATGTCCCAATATTTTCCATTATCATTTTTCCCTAAATCGTGTACCAGAACCCAAATATCAGACACTAAAGCTTTCCCCGCAGCCACAGGTGCGACTTGCGTTAGGATTGTTAAAGGTAAAGCCTTGTTTCATAAGGTCATTATACCAGTCGATAGTCGTGCCGTCTATATATAATTCAGATTTTTTATCAACTATAACTGTGATGCCATCCTGATTATATTTATTGTAGATATCTTCTGTATATTCGCTTTTATCAACAAAAGAAAGTTTATAATCAAATCCTGCACATCCTCCTCCTGCTACTCCTATTCGAAGATAGGGATCGGAATCATATGAAGCATCTTTCATGACTCGTTTTACTTCTGTGACTGCCGCATCGCTAAGACTAATCATTTACCAACTCCTTCAAAGATATTACCCACGACAGTTTTCTCGGCTTCATCCATGTTAATCCGATCTCCACCGGATAGAAGACACGCATAAAACATGCAGGCATCTTGATCCCATTTTACAACCATCGTCTCCTGTGAAGCCCAATGGTCAGAAAGAATCAGATCCCCCTCATAAATCTCAACACCATTCTTATCTTTGAGTCCGGTGTATTGTTGAACAACATAATTCTCTGAATCTTCAACATTGGCAGCACCATTACCATACCCCTCATGGCACAAAAAACCATCGTGAGAAATTGCCAAAAAGTCTCCACTGTCTTTATACTTTACTGGTCCTTTTCCGTATTCCCAATCCTCTTGAGACATTGTTACATATTTATTAGTTGGTTTGTGCCAAACCCTAAACTTTAGAAGTCTCATTTGTCAATATCCTCTGCCCAATCTGAAAATAATAAATCACTATACCAATCTGCTTTTAAGAAACCCAGCGAAAAAACAGTAACTAAAGACTCTATAATTCGCACCAAATGCAATACAACAAACTTACCTTTTCTTCGACATTTAGTTTTTTTAATCATTTTCTATCCAACTAGGAGGATACCAACTGTGAGCATCATCTTCCGCAATAAACTCTTTAATTTCAACAAAATCATGGTTAGATTCTTCACAGTCAACCGCCTGCCATTCATCGTAATGGTCAGACCATTCCCACCACTCGTCTGCGATATTTTGAATATAACACAGGTCAGTTTTTTTGTCAACAAACATTTTCCAATTAATTAGGTTTTCCATCTTATTTGTCAACTCCTTCAAAGATATTTCCAACTACTTCCCAAGATTTATCAGGAGGGCAACCGTAATAAAATTCTATTTCTGGCAGTTCTCCATCCTCTCCCTTTTCTGCATAAACCCATCCTTCTTTTTTATATGGGACGTATTGATATTGTAAAAGATTCCAACCAAGAATACCACCATAGTTTCTATCATTAAAGTCAACTAGACCTCTTTCTCGTCGTCTTTCTACTATATCCCCTTCATAAATCTCTACTCCATTCTTATCTTTAAGTCCGGTGTATTGCTGCACAACAACGTGATCAGACACGTCTTCTTTTACAAGACCAGAAGTGAACATGCCACCGTGATCGTTCCCAAGCAGTACTACCATCAGTCGTGCTGTCAGAACGTCATGCCCTAGTTCATGTCTAAATTTATTGACTCGTTTATCCCAAAAACGAAATTTAATCTCCCTCATTTATCAACTCCTAAAAAATTTCTACCTGCTGTAGACCAATTTTCTATTCCCATGCAAATAACCTCGCCACCGACCTGAATACCAATTATTCCGTCTTTGGTTACATGTATTGAGGGCGAATAAAAGTCTTCGTTGTCCTGCCTCCAAAGTTCTATATCACTATTGGCTTTAGGTTCGTCAGAACTCATTTATCAACTCCTTCGCGGTCCTTCAACATAGTCAAAGTAAAACCAATCTCAACTGCTAATCTTTCTATGATTACCAGCATGTCAGATCTATCAACATTATCCTCTTCCATCTTATCAATCATTTCCCGCCCCCATTTGAGGCATTCATGATTCGCAAAGTAAATCGCTAAACTCGCAGTAATATGTTCCATTTCACCGGATAAATAAGCGTTTCTTAAACGATCCATAGCTTCTTGAGTTATATTGTAACTATTTTCAAATTCTACCCAAGACTGATCCGGTTTCTTCATAAGAATTATAAGTTCGTCTATGATCTTTAGATCAGTCATTTATTTTATTAACTCCATCGCTCGTTAAACAGAATATTCAATACTGCGCACACTAACATTATAACACCGACCCAGAAGTTAAGCCAACTTTCTAGAGCAAAAAAACAGGCAAAATTAGTTACTGCAAAGAAAAGACAAAGGTTGGATTGTTTAATTCTCACAATGTTGCCCTCGGCGGGTAATAATTATTCTATCATCTTTCTAGTTAAGTCAAGAGTAAATTTACTAATTTGTACCAATCCTTCATAGTTAATTAAGTCTGAGTCATCAGTGGTCCGATGGTACTGAGGATGAGTTCCTGTGTGGAAAAAGAGGACAGGCACACCATTCCAGTTGAATGGAGCATGGTCTGATCTGTTTCCAGCGGCAGTGATATTGACATCAAACGGATAGTCATCATCTAATTTATCTACTAATTGAGTTACTGATCTTGATAGATTACCACCCTGAGCAGTAACAGTTGTTCCTCTCAGTCTTCCTACCATATCTAAATTAATCATTAATTTACAATTGTCAAGAGGCAGGAGAGGGTTTCTTACATAATATTTAGAACCCAGCAAACCTAACTCTTCAGCATTGAAAGCAATAAAAACAATAGTATCTTTTGGCTTAGTGTCACCTAACGCTTCAGCAAGTTCAAGTAGGGCGGTTGTTCCAGAAGCATTGTCATCCGCTCCATTGTATACATCACCATCTCTATCAACGCCCAGATGATCCATATGAGCCCCTATGACCATATGTTTGTCACTGGTCCCTTTGAGTACTCCAATGACATTCATTGTTTCTACCTGTACGGTTCTCCATCTAAACAGACCCACTCTCCATCTAAACGAATAAGTAAACTTTTGCAGGCGAGTCTCAAGACCATAAGATTTAAATTCTTTTCTAATAAAAGATACAGTTAGAAAGTTTCCCGGATTCCCCGGCTTTCTCCCTTCCATCTCATCAGACGATAGATACGACAGTGACTCCTTACAGTTTTCTACTGTGATGGCCGGTTGCGCATTTACAGACGCAGGAAAAGACGTGAGTAATAGTGCCCACAGAATCAACCGTTTCATATTAAACACCAACCTTTTCTTTTCTGTTGTTTAGAAGATTTACAAGACCACGCAGACGAGCAGTAATCTTATGATTCCACTCACGAGTATACTGCAAGGTTTTAAATCTGTCAAGCTCTGTCGAAGTAAAATAAACAGACTTGTCAAAAACAGTATCAAATTTAGCTACCACTTCATATCGACAGCATCGTAACTTTTGAAATCTCACATCATTAGGCACTGATACAACGTCACGAGGATTAACTTTACAAATCATAATTTTATTTCCGCCACTTTCATCGTCAGTGTTAGGGTCTGGATTATCCAAATCAATTCCACCATATGAAGTGACATAATCAATCGCCCCAACATGAAGACCGTTACCACAATGTTGTGAACGATTAGCATCTACTGACTCACGCGGAACTTCTGGAGTATCCCCGATATTATTATCAATCGTACCAGTATAGAGATCCTTGTTACTACTACTAACTGCTTTATAAGCAAGAAAATGTCCGTCGGCAGTGATAGGAAGATTCTTGTTTTGCATGAAGTCAAACAGTTCAAGAATGGATTTATCCGATGGATTTTGTGCCATGTTATCTAGGAAATTAAGCATGGGTTCAAAACCTACGCCCTCATTTTTCATCTGAAGAATGCGGTCAGCAAAGAGTTCTGGCATCTCCACATCATTCCATAAAAATTGACCCTTTTCAATCTGGATGTAGCCATCACAATAGTTGGCGATATTTTGTGCTACATTAAACTCTGCTTCAAAATATTCTACGTTCTTGTTTTTAAGATACGCAAGCAGTTTATGGTAGCTTGGGTGACTTTGACTAAAAGCATAAGTTGTCCCGTCAACAATAGCGCACACGTTTCCAGAATTTGAAATGATGTAGTTCATCGTTTTCTCCTGAGGTGAAGATACCAGTAACGCTTTGATTGTAACACACTTATCGGATTTGTAAAGTATCTACATTAATTTTTTCTGGTTTTTCCTTTGAGATATGTATTAGGGTAGGAAATTGAACGGAATCCTTAGTCGCAGACTTCTTAGTCTCTGTTTTACTTTGAGACTTAGTTCCTTCCAGTGGGATTGACAAAATATCTTCCAAAGAAGGCACTTCTACGTCCTTGCTCAATGCCCAAAGAACATTATTCTTTTTAGACCACGCACGCATTCGACGTATAGGAACCACCAAATTAAAAGTTTCTCCAGCACCCCTCACAAGCATCCCCATATATTGACCAGCTTTATCACCGGAACGTTCACTAAGAAAAACACCACCGCCTGAACTTCCGGGAAATGCAGTAACCGTGGTTTGATCAAAGACAGTGCCATCACCAGTTCCCAGATTAAGAACTCTACCTACCTGAGAAACAATTCCACGAGTCATAGAATTAGAGCCTGTCTGCCCCAGTAGCGATCCTACATGATACAACTCTGTTCCAATAGGAACAGGAACTCCCTTACCATCATAAAATTCAGAATTATTAGCAATGAAGCTTCGTTTTCTAACCATCAGAAGAGCCAAGTCTTCTCCATCGTTTGCGTCACTATATTTCAAAACCTTAGCATCCATCTTAAGCTCACCCACACGTCGCCCATTTTCCACCAACTCCTTAACAATATATACATCTCTAAATTCTACCACCTTCATAGGTTGACCATTATTAATAACATTTCTAACTGATCGCAGGTTATCTATAACATGACCAGCCGTCCACACAAAATTAATCTGTTCTGTTTTATTAGGTGATACACGCACTTCTCGCGTTATAATAACTCCCGACCCTTCACTCATACCCGCTTTTACGGTAACAGAAATTTCTTGTAACTTCTGATAGAGTTCATCAGAAAATACATTATGGGTTGTAAACAAAACAATAATTAGTGACAATAGAGCTTTCTTCATGTTTGTCCTTCCTAAAAAACAGTGGTGAGAGAAATATCCATCTTAATATATCCTAAGTGGCCCTATTTAGCCTAAAAATTTTAATCTTTTTCAGGAAGAATTGTATCAGGCAGGTCATGAAAGCTTATATCATCACTATTACTGAAGCTACCGCCTCCCTTTCCTTCTCCTTTAGTGCCTTCGCCCTTACCTTTACCCTTACCCTTTTCGTCACCCTTTTCTCCACCTTCTCCTTCTCCCCGCTTTCCATTGTTTTTTCCCATTACGGATTCTCCGGCCCTAATTTTACCAAGAGCACCATCCGCCCTTTCATGTCCTTCCACAGAATAAGGAGTGCGATAGGAACGAGGCTCTTTCATATCCTGAATAGCAAAAGATAAAAGGTACTGTCTCCATCCTATATCTTCTTCTTCCTGCGTACCACTAAGATTAGTTGCCCAAATATAAATATGACCATCCTCTTTTGTTCTTTTGTCTGGCTCTTTTACCACAATCCAATGTACTAAAAATTTATTGGGAAGACTATCAGCAGACGGCCATCCAGCAAAATTTGGTATTGACATACCAACAGAAAGACAGAGGTATAATGTTAGAGATATAACAGCAGCTTTTAGAAGCCAGTGACCCTTAGATCCAATAATAAACCATAATATTAAAGCCGTAAGACTGAAAAATACTAGTGGGATTGTCATGGTGTGCCTCCGGGCAAAGTAGGCGCAGGATTTGTAACGATCAGAGATTTCTCTAGTTGATTTGTGTGTATCACTTTACCTTCACTATCAACAGTGAATCTAAACGCTGTTTTTTCCTCGCCCCTCGCTGTTAATACAACATTTCTACCTGTCACCACGCTATATGGATTAATTTTCTCTAAAATAATAGTTACAGGAGTTTCAGCTTCTTCTCTCTTTGTATACATGTGAACGTTAACTACGTATTCACCCGGAACATATCCTCTAATGCTGACCATCTCCCGGTTTTCCTTGTATTCTACAACTCCAAACGCCGTAGAAATCGTATCGAATGCTACCCCCGTGTCATCGCGATCTAAGTGCATCAGGCCTTGCTCTCTTCTATTGAAGGCCACTAGATTTCCCTCAGGATCTTCTACATAAGTATCCACATCATCATCCATATCAGATGACCATATCACAGTGATTATAAATTCTGCTTTAGCATCTACAGTTTTATTTTTTTGATTTGGATTTATAAGTACAAACGCCAGAGAAAAAAGCGCGGCAAAACATAGAAGTGTATTGAACAACAAATCCAGAAAAGCCATGTTGGTATGATAGTTTCTTTTCATTTTCTTGCCTTATCTATAGCCTGACTCAGATTGAAGTACTGAATCTTCAGGAGGGCGCTACAGCCCAATCCTACGAGTGTAGTATACAAGGCTGTTGACATTCCAATCCCTAAATTTTTAATTAGATCTTGAACGGTAGCCATATCTTGTACATCTATGCCTGCAAAACCAGAAAGCATCATGATGAATCCAATCACGGTTCCAATCATACCAATACTTAGACAGAGGTCACTTGTAAACCATCCTACCTCCATAAGATGCTCAATTTTCTCTACGAGGTAATCTTCAGTTTGGTCGTTATCAAGAAATTTACTCAGTGTCCAAGTTTTATATCCGCACCAGCCGGACATAACAGTAAAAATAGTTAACAGTAAAAAACTAAGCTTGGTAGCATCTTTATTCCACATAGTGCTCAGCCAACCATTTCCTGCAAGGTACAGGGCGCCTAACATCGCCATGCTCATAAATAGCCACCACTTTAAAAATAGTGTGTGCTTTATCATGTTTCCACTCCATAAAAGATTCACCCACAATCCGAACGTGGCGACATATGGGGAGACGTACCTTCCGTCATCCATTTTACTTCATCGTGATGACTGTTTGCCCACTCGCCTAAAGCCCACTCGATAATCTCTTTTTTATCCATGGACTCCGATACAGATTTGCGACTCTCTAAGATAATTTTATTGTCTCGTGTTTTACACATAATAATTTCTTCAGCTTCATCGACAGAAGCCCAAGCGGGTTTTGTTTTATACCACTTCATGTCTAGCCCTTTTATCCATAAGATGAATGTAGTCTACCGTGTTATTAATTTCATCTTCATTAAGCGCCCCCCAGCCATGGCTTATGAGGGATACAATCATAGGATATTGAATCAATATATTATCAAGCGTTGCCTGAAAGTCAACCTTAGAAACCTTATAGGCATCAGTCTGCTGCGCAGCGCGGACAATCTTGTCAAGTTTTGAACTAACCAAACCAAACTCTTTTGTAATGGAATTAACATCCTCAAAAAACATACTAAGCCTGTGTGAGGATGGCAACTTGGCTGCTATGTCTGCCAATCTACTATCTTTGTCAAATTTTCTAACCGAAATATATCGGTTAATAGCGTCTTGGTTCTTTTCGAAAATCTCCTTGGTTTTAGATTGAAATAATTGATAAAAATTAGACCAATTGGATCTTTCCGTGACCCTCATGGTCTTTCCTTTGGATGGTGTCATTATATAAACATTATATTGAGAAAGATCTACGTCATTGGTATGCAGTAACTGCATGGCAGATCTTATATTAGTGTTCCAGCATGACTCAAGTTTACCGCGAGATTCAAATATATAATATGCATTTTCTTGTTTTACAGAAACCTTCTCGGATTTCCACTCTACAACTGAATTACCATCTGTATCTTTGGTAACTGTTAATTTCTTAACAAGAGTTGTACCATAACTACTATGGCTACGTGATTCTGGAGCGGGAAGCTCCGAGGTCAGTAACAAATTCTCTTTACTACATCCTAATGCAGCAAGTACGCTATCCATAGCAATGTTTCTGAAGAGATAGCATGACCTAACACGAGCGGTATCTTTGATATATTCTTTAGTTCTACCAATTCCACCCCTCTTGAGATCATCATATACATATATGCACTGAGTATCCAGATGAATATCACTCTCACTTGTGAGACGAACAGTGTCAACAACATTACCAGTCACATAATATCTACGACTATCTCCCTTTTCTCCCATACTAATATTATAATTAAGATTAGGAAATAATACATGCTCCTTCCACTTCATATTATCATGAATGGCTGCTGCTTGCGTTCTACCAAATTTATCAGAAAGCTTAAAGAACTTCATGCGAGCATCAAACAGTGTCTCTTCAGAGTCTATTTCTTCCTGAATAGCTGCAACAATACTGTTTGTAATGTTATTGAATTGTTGAGATAAAAAATCTTTTGTTTGTTTGGTATAGGATAAAGATTCCCGACTGGGAGTAATATCTACTGCACCAATGTCAACATGTAAAACAATGCCGCTCAACTTTTGATTATCCACTTGGTCTTCATCAAGAGGATAGGCGACATTACCCATCACCAGAGTATTTTCCCACCCATATACCAATTCCCAATTATCTTTTTTCAGTAGCGGCTTGCTATCTGACATATTGAGATTACCACCCTGAACGTTTGGCTTAACCTTAAACCATTTGTAAACATTTTCAGCCTCATCCTTAAATTTCCAACAGTCATCCTCTTCAACATTAATATTTACAAATACACCGTTGATCTCATCAGTTTCCTGCTCATTCAGTAGGGCAAATACGGGATTCCCTTCCTCGTTTTTGTACGCAGTGTACGTTCGTTTGGTCCCGTCTTGGAAAGACTCCACAGTAAACTGATCGGTATATGCGAACGGAGATTTACTTCCCAACCCTAAACACCCAACAGAATCATTGCGGTGTGTCTTAGTCGAATTGAAGTACGAGGTGTAGAGATGCATACATTCATCATGGGACATACCGATCCCGTAATCTCTAATAGAAAAGAAAGGCTCAAGCCGATTGGGGAGGTGAATATCAAATGGTGTATCCACGTTACCGTTCTCCACATGAGCATCGTATGCATTCGTAGATAGTTCTCGGATGACCGCCTTAATCTTATTAGAATAAAGCCCATCTGAGAGAATAAAAAACGCTTTAGCAGATGCCTGAATAGAAAAATTAGACTCTTCAAACTCGCCTGAACGCTCAACAACATTAACAGATTCGTGTAACTTCATCAATTTTCTCCCTAGCAACGTGGATGATACGCTCTCATTCTACAACAGTTATCGTGGTTTGCAATCTTTTTCTTTATTTTTTTTTGTTGTTTTTTGCGATTTAGCCTCAGTTGATTTCTGCATCTTTTCTAGCATCTTGCTTCTAGCCACAGCATCGGGGTGTATTTTCATTAGAATGCATCCAAGTGCCTAAGAGTTTCAGTTATAATGTCATCACCCAGAAACACATCGTTCAAATGAATATCAAACCCACGTTCCGATATCTTCCAGTTAATACCGACCGTCATAGTTCCGTATACTTTGAAAGTTCGGATACACGCATCAAGAGGATTGGTTGCTAAAATAACGGCGTTTGTAAGACTATTGGAAACATAATATTTATGTAGTTTCATCACTTTCTTCCTTTAATTTTTCGGCTGTTACTCTTAATACCTCCTGTTCCATTTTCCATGTTTCTTTTTTCGCTCTTCTATCCTTAGCACTCTGGATTCGCCTTCGATGTTTTTCAGCTTTTCGCTGCTTCTTAGTTTTTTTTGTCATGACAAATCCTTACGTTATACACATGTATATCAAAATGTTGTCTTTTTCCGGGGGGAAAAGACAGTCGGAAGAGATAAGGTACGACAACTTCTTTGTTTAATATCTCATTAAAATAGAATCAGAGTTCACTTCCCTTCTTCTTGTTATCCCTTGTGAAGATATGTAGTACTCGCGCTCACTAATTTCTTTACCCAACAGGACGCTGCGTTTGATTTGCTGGTCTGTTGGATGGCGCCCAATAATATTGTTATACAAGTTATCACAAGACACTTCAGCAGTTCTAATGACGATATCATTTTCAAATATTGATGCGTAGGTACAGGTAACAATAATTGTTACAAGATGTTGTATCTTTCTAGACAATAGAGATATTCTACACTGTCTATCTCCCAACTTCAATTGGTATTTTCTCATTAAGGAGCTTAATTCTTTTCCTGTCCCTTGAAGATTTTTAGCAGCAAAAGCCGCATAAGCTTGAAGTGTAAGAGGAAGGCCATCCATACGCATAGCGCCTTTATGATACGTTGTTTCCTTAAGCATCCACTGAGCGTAAGGTAGGAATAGTTTATAATTTTTAGCCATATCCACCAAAGACATATTCTTTTTACCAGTCTTAGCTAGGGCTTGACCAATAGGTTCAAAGTATTGTAGACCATGTTCTTTAACAAGGGATTTAAAGAAGGCCATGTTTAACATATCACCCTCACCCTCATAAATAAGAGGCGCAAGAAACTCATGAATATTATCTCCAATTGCATGACCCTCCAAAAAAGATCTACCTCCATGTGTTTTCATACATAGATCTATTGCAGCTTCTTTCTGGCATTCAGACCCAAAGGTCTTAGCTATAATACATTCCAACTCACCACGATAACCGCTATCAATTAATGATGAGCACCATGCCACCAAAGCATCAGATGATAAAATATATCCAGCCAATTTTCCAATTCTATTCTGCACCAGCTCTCTATTCTTTATGGGCTGCCCATATGTTGTTCTATAATGTGCCCACGGTATCATAGATTCCAACATCATCTTCATACATCCCGATGCATTAGCACAGAGGGAAATTCTTCCCAAGTTTAAACCATGATATGCTATTGTAAGACCATCACCTCGCTCAAGTTGAATGAGGTTTTCTTTGGGGACTCTGAAGTTTTTAAACACCAAACCGTTATTATGAAGACGCTTCAATGCGTGCAGTCCATAGTTAACGATTTGAAATTCATCATTCTCAGCCGCAGGTAGTTCTACCAAAAGAACCTGTGGTTTACTATCTATCATACATACTAAAGAAATAAGACGGCCACATATCGCATTGGTGATAAATAATTTTTCTCCATTAACAACATAATGATCACCATCCAAGACGGCTGTTGTTTTTAGGGAAGTCATATCAGATCCAGCGCCCGGCTCTGTTAGGGCAAACCCAGAAAGAAATTTACCGTTGGCTAATTTTGGAAGGTATCGCTCCTTCTGGTCTTGATTACCAAATGTTTTAATTGGATCAACAGCACCAATACATCCATGTACTGAAGCTAGACCGGCGACATTTGCTTCAATGCGCGCAACTTCTGTTAGAAATGCTGAGAATTCAGAAAACTTTATTGGTGGCTTTTCTGCAAGTGGGACAAGTAATCCAAAATATCCAGCTTCAGAAAGATCTGTTAACAGATCCTCATGTAGTTTGCCACTAGAATTATGGCACGTACCCGTAGCTTTGTGCCTATTAATAGTACTTATACTATCTTCTAGTTTATGCCAATTAGGTCTGGTCAAATCAAAAGAAAAGAATTCGTTGGAGGGAAATGTATGATCCCAGACAGCTCTATACACTGGGCTATTTTTAGTTTGGTATTTTTCCTGAAATAATCCCTCCACCTGATCATCTGCTGTATCTATTTTGCCTATACTCTCAGACTCGTCAGTTGTTTTTCCACTCAACTCCATGGCAACTTCAGCAAATGACTTACTCATATCTTGTTCTCCAGTGTGTTTTACTGCTCGTATATTTCAGAAAAATTAAAAAATCTCCACCGCTTGAGGTGATCCACATCTTCATCTTCGTCAATATGATGCAAATACTCCAACAGTAAACTCCAGTTGTCAAACATATGTTGATGTGGAATCACTCCAAACATCCAGTTGGGCACACTAGGCTTACCTTGTTTACATACTATTAGTACTGGCTTCTTCTGGCTAACAGCTACAAACGCTTCATGATATGAGCCGCACATATGAACATCTATATCCATATACATTACCACAAAGTGGGCGATGTCTACCATACGCAGATCAATAGCAGCAATATCTTTCATCTCTCTTTTAATATTATCAAACTGATGTGTCCTCTTTAGCTCATTTATTGTCTCCCGAAAATTAATATCTTCCTTGGCAAACTCTGTTGGTTTCTTAGATGGGTCAAGAACGCCCACGCCCATCTCTTTTAATTTAGGCGAGAGGTTCCTTCTCCATGTTACACCACCATCAGCCACACGATCCATTGGGCCACACAGATAACAGATAGTATTCTTTAGTCTATTCATTTTTTCTCCTAAGTAGGACTGGAAGGAATTGAACCTTCGGCCACCGCTTTATAAGAACGGCGCTCTTACCACTGAGCTACAGTCCCGTCAATTCCGATTCTTTATAAGGAATTATACTCGTGTATTCCTTATCGTCAATAGTAAACTTCAGTTCCACCCACCAATCATACTGACCGTCATCTCTATTCCAAGGTCTGAGTATCACTCCTTTCTCTTGTTGAAAGGTAATAACTTTGTCATCAATCTTCATACTCACTCCAACAGCTTAGAAAGGGAGTGTCACAATCAATAATGTCATCCTCTATGTTGTTTGTTAGCCAGCAATTTGTAAGTAAAGTTCCGTCAAGCACATTATTCAATACTATTACCTCACTATCCAAATCCTTGTCGCTCATTTTGTTCAGCTCTTCTCGTAGTTCTCGCCATTTCATATTGTTATCCCTTGTGAAGATATGTAGTACTCGCGATAGGATTTGAACCTATGACCTACGGATTAGAAGTCCGTTGCTCTATCCAACTGAGCTACGCGAGCGTATTAGAGGGTAGATAATACTTCTTCATATAGAAGAGCCAAATCTTGTAGTTGGTCTGGTGTATATTCTATACCACATTCTGCAAGATGAGTTCTAAATTTAAAAGGAGCCATCTTGAACGCCCCAATAAAATGAGTGTAAAACTCAGGATCTTTGATCATCTCTTGTCGCAACTCTTTTTTAACGTCCATCGTGATTCTCCCATGTAGTGCAGTTGACATCCTCATTGTACATCAGCATAACAAGAAGTCAAGAAAAAAAAGGGGGATTAAATCCCCCTTAAGCTACTCTAGTTCTATCACAAGATCTGGAGGCATAACCTCGTAGATCTTTCCCGCTTCATAATGAACGCGGGGCGGCTGATAGAAAAGGTAGCGTGCTCGTGGCTTCTTCCACTTTACGTGGAAGGGTGCCGTAATAATGCCCCACGTACCTTCTAGAACTGTGACAGCTCCTCCAACAACTCCTTTTGTTGTGTTGAGAACAAATCCACCTACAGAATGCAAGCAACCCCTGATAGGATACACTGCATACACAGTACCGCTTTCACGAGGCTCATGTGCCCATACACTAGAGTTAAAACTTAGCGCAACCATAACTGACAAAATCATTTTGTACATTCATATCTCCTATGTCGTCAATACTACTTAAATGTCTGAAGTCTTTTTTCCAATTTTTTCTTTTCTTTGCTCAGTTTACTGGATTTTCTTTTTAACTCCTTATGTTCATGAGGATTGAGCTGAGGCTCGTGCAAAGCGTTACCAACAAGGAACAGCTCATTTTCTATTAGAGAAATTCTGGATTTGATTCTGTCTTGCTTCATTTTAATATAGAACTAAAAGGGTTCTGCTTCAGTAACGGCTGCCTTCTTTGGTCGCACTACCTTAGAAAAGGTATTAGGAACAACAACAACAGACGTGCGATTATTACCCTGACCATCTTTCCAGCTGCGTTCCTGAAGTCGACCCTTCAGGATTACTCTATCTCCTTTAGAAAGGTTAACGTTTTTACAGTAAGGGACGTGCCATCCCCAAGCATTCACATCAATATAAAGAGTCTCTTCCTTTTCCCGATTGAGACGTTCGTTGACAGCAATTCTAAATACAGCCAAGTCCTTATCTTCTGAAACGGTTTTGTATTCAGGATCTTTAGTCAAATTTCCTTCAAAACTAACGAGATTATTATTCATCATACGTCCTTATCAAAGTGTTTAAGAAATTGGGAAAGTTAATTGGTTGCCTCCCACTCCAAACACACCAGAGAGTTAGTACCCACGTCGAGTCAGCGCCTTGCGGGCCAACCGTCGTCCATAGGTAACGCCATGCTGACGCAAAAGCTGACGGACTGCGCCGCCGCTCTCCGTGTTCGCAAATTGTGAATACAAGGTGCGCCCACTCATCTCGCCGGTAGCAAAACTCTTCATCGTACTCACACTAGACTTACTCGACAAAATGCCACTCCAATCAACCATAACTAAACCTCCAATAAAGAAACAAACTAACAATAAACTATTTTGTGAGGACAATTATAATAATTATCCATAAGGTGCGACTTCTTATATTTACCCATATAGATGAATTCATAGCAGTGTGAATGACGCTTATCCTCTACTGCCATGATACCATCTTTCATCACAGATTGCACAATAAATTTGCCGTAGTGGCCCATATAGAGTCTGTCCATGGTTTCTGGATTTTCCCAGTATGGACCATTACTACCTACAGACCTGATAGTATCCCCCTTCTTTAAATTTCGCCAGTCTTCGATGACTTGGTTCTTTTTTTTTCTAAGGTAGAATACATGATCACAGTTCTTGCAGGCAGAAGATCGCACATGACAATCTGTTTCGCACTCGGGGCATTTTTTAGTTGGTGTTTTTCGTGTTTTCATCTTTACGTCGTGAAATAAAGGTCGTTATCGTCAGATATTTCTTCCACTTTAATATGACCCCCAATGAATCTCTCCATGAGGAGCGCCCCTATTCTAGCTTTTTCACACCATCTAACAATCTTAACCACGTTGTCCAATTCTTTGAATCCAGAGTTATGGGCTGATTCAATTATAGCATCCAGTTCCTCAGATGTAAAGCAAATCCATTTATTTTCTTCCTCAGACCATACTAGGTTGTCGTGCGGAATTAATTGTGAAAGATCTAACATGGCCTATTCCAGAAACAGAGGAACTCTTTTATCAATAGCATTTTGAATTCGCCCCTTGAATGCTAAAGCAGAAAATGGGAGGTCAATAGTTACTTCAACATTTGTGTCATGAATATCTATCGTCCCTTTTGTGTTGACTCCTCGACTTATTCCTTCAAATTTAAAATAATTTTTTTCCTCGATGACTGAAATATCCTGCATCTCAAAGGCTTTAAGTAAATCATCAAGTGCTAACTTCATTTTACCTCTTACATCGCTAATGTCAAGAGTGTGTTCATAAATTCCTGTAACCTTAGGCATCCTTTTCTCCTTCGTTGGGGGAATCGTATCTTTTAAAAACAAGTCCACAGTCTTTACAGTTAAATTTGTCATTTGCTGGATCAACAGGACACTTAAAACTCTGTTCCCAGTTGACACTTCCACATGAACACTTAATCACTTCTTTTTTCTCCAGATCAAGTTCAGTACCCAAACCCCATATTTCATTCATATCGTCGGCTTCAGCCTGTCGGGAAAGAATAGCATAGATTAGACAGGCCCCTCTCTTATAGCCATCTTTAAAATCCGTAGCCTTAGCACTCGATTCGTTAATAGTTAATATTTGATAGACAAGAGGATTTTCAAGAAGTATTTTCTGGGTGACATCTTTCCAAAATTGTTTTCTGGCGTGCGCCATTGAGGCTGAAGTGGATTGTATAACCTCCGTCGAAACTATTGGCATACCCATTTTTATCTCCACATATTAGAAAAGATATAGTGGGTATACACATTTTTAAGGCAATAACTTACTAAGTGGTTTAATAACATAGTGACCAATAAAGCCACCAATCTGTTTTTTACCCATACTGGCTCGCATATTATTTTCCCAGTTAGTCAAGGGGCATTTGATTTCTTTACTGAAAGTAATCAGGAAAATAAAAGAACAGATAGGCAGTGAGATATACCAAGGAGCCAGAAATGGAGCGATAAAAAAGGATACAGCATTACCAATGATAATAAACATGTGAAATATTACTAGTAAAATCCATTTTGTTTTCATGTTATTCCATAATAAAAACCCGTGCGAGGTGAAAAACTAATTAATAGTGATACGCTTTGGTTGTTTTTCTGGAGGCACTATCTCCTCCAGTTCCACAACTAACATACCGTCCTTCATCTCTGCCGAATTTACCTCCACCTGTTCGCCCAAAGTAAACTTCCTCACAAAATTGCGAGTAGCAATACCCTGATGAATGTGGTTATCCGGCTTGTTCCTGTCCTTGTTATCTCCTGTGATAGAAAGAATACCATCTTCCACCACTACTTCAATGTTATCTTTACTATAGCCCGCGAGAGCCATTTCTACTAAAATTTTATCTCCATCCTTAATAATATTGTAAGGAGGGAACGTATTACACAGATTATCACGCTTAATAGAGCCCAATCTGCTGAATACACCATCTAAACCAATCGAAAAGGGAAAAAAGTCCTGCATAAACTGATCGTGTCGTTTTACTATGTTACTCATAATTTTCTCCTTGTAAAGCAAGAATAATTAGTCACCCTATAAGGCATGACTATTTTCTACCCCGCACGGGCTCCTTATTCTTTCCAAACTATATCAATAATGTTTTCTCCAAAGAATTTCTTTGTAAATTCTACTGCGTCCATCGGATCAAATTTTTTACACGTATATATATCTACACTAATAAAAAAGGGAGGCTTAGTATCCCAAGTATACATGTGCATCCCAGATTCTTTCCAATGCATGTATCCGCACCACCCATAATCGGGCTCATGAGATAAGATTGGAGAGGTTACTGGTGTCATATCGAGAAGAGGACCCACACTTTTAATATAGCGTAATATCTCTATGGCGCGCATAGGACGCTCAAGAGTTGCCTCTATGACCAGTCTTTGTCTAGTTATCGTCGGTGATAAGTCTCTCCACATCGTCGGCCTCCCAACTTAATATTACCTCTTCACCACAATTACTACACACTTTTTCAAATTCATCTACAATTGATCCACAATCACAATAGTTCCAAATTGTCATTCCTGCTCCTTATTTTTAAAAAAAAACGGGTTTTATCGAGTTTACTCAGTACAGTGTGGATTACCCGAAACCACCTGCTCCATAACCCTCCTGAGTAAACAAGGGGGAATTTTTTAGTATCTTTAGTCGGTGAAGCGTGGAAAAATTCTTACAAAAACCACCTTCATACTAAAGTCGCCGACTAAACCAGCTAATCTATATTAAATATAGACTTGATATCGGACACACGAATCACCCTCGGGTCTCTACTTCTGGGCGTACCGTAGTACCCAAAAGCATGGCCCTTAGAATGGAGAGTCTCACCAATAAACTGGTAATTCTGCACGGCATTCAAGTCAGGCTGAGCCTCATGTCCACATTGTTGACACTTAAACTCGTCTGCGTTTTTACGATTATCCTTTTCTACATGTCCGCATTTGGCACATCTTTGAGATGTATAAGAGGTTGGTGGCACATAGAATGGGATTCGTCGGTCTTCGCATTGAGTAATAAGGTAGTCAATGATTTTGTCCTGACCGAAACTCCCATTTTGAGCGCCGGTCGTAACTCCATCAATAACTAAGCCACTACGATTTCTCTCTATCTCCTCAAGAATAGGATCAAGAAAGTTTTTAATGGCTTTCTTATGCTTTTTATGAAGCTTCTTCCACCTTTTCCTAAGACCTCGACGCTGAGAAGAATCATAATGACCCTCTTTCTTATGTCGTTGTCCTTTGGGTTTGTTAATTTCCACTTGAACTTCGGAAATTGCATCCTCAAGGGTAGCAATATGATCAGGCTTGGCGTGAACGGTAGATCCTATCACCAACCAAAACTCATCACGTTTGTTGATATCCATACCAATCCAGCTCTCAGGCTCATATGCGGATTCGTATGGAATTTCAACGGCGGCGATAAAACTCCCTTGTTGAATGTTTAGATTTCCTCCAAACTTCATTTTTTTGAGATGTACCTTATTAACAAGAGTACCACTGTTAGTATTATAACCAACAGAGTGAGTAAAAGATCCAGCAGGAGTAGTAAAACATAAACTACTTCCATCATCTTTTACAAAAGGACCCTTGTAATGGATATCTTTAGGCTTAAACGTGATAAGCTCACTGAAAGCTTTGTTGCGTTTTATATAACCCTGATATCTATTTAGAACATGTTCTAAACTATCAGTTTTAAACGCTTCAATCTTCGGAGCCCAACCATTTCGTTCAAAAATAGGACGATAGATATCTTTGAGGGTACTCTTAGTTGTAGGCTTACCATCATAGATGACATCTTTCTTGTCACCTCCTCCTCTAACATGAATATTAGAGAGCCGCCCACTGTTAAGGTCTTGAAACACTTGCCTAGAAAGATCATTCAAGGTTTTATTATGTCCCTTGAGCTGACTCACAAGAGGGGAGTCTGCAAGATCAAGTTGCCATTTTATATTTCTTTTCTTAGTACAATACATAATAATCTCCAATATAACATAGTTAGTATAATAGTTAACTTAACATTAAGCCAACTTTTCAAAACTAAACTTCCTCTCCTCTAATTCCTCCTTTCTCTCAAGTAAAAAAAACAAAAACATTTTATCTATGTTAATCAGTACAGTGGGGTAATGTTAAACCCCCTGCATACTAAAGCCGCTGACCAAACCGGCTATCTTCATAAAAACAAAAGTGCGTTTTAACCTCTTTAATCAGTACAGTGTGGGAACGCACGAACCACCTGCATATTAAAGCCGCTGATTAAACCGGCTGGGTTTTATCGACGTTGATCAGTACAGTGTGGCAACTCCTTCCACCTGCATCCTAAAGCTGCTGACCAAACCAGCTATCTTTATAAAAAAAACGGGTTTTAGGGCCTTTGATCAGTACAGAGGGGACAACCCGAAACCCCCTGCATATTAAAGTCGCTGACCAAACCAACTGAGTTTTATCGGGGTTGATCAGTACAGTGTGGAAACTCATACCACCTGCAAAATAAGGCTGCTGACCAAACCAGCCAAGTGGACCCGGCGGGAATCGAACCCGCGTCCTGTCTAACTTCAATAATAACATCTACATGTTTAAACCGCAAACAAAAAATATCATTTTTTAGTTAATACGGGAAATGTAACCCCTCGTCCTAATTGGGTAACAAGGTCTAGGACAACCCCGCACTGCTAGGCAGCGAGTGCTAAGCTAGGCTCGGCAAGTAAAATAGTTTAACCGATTTTTTAGCTGGCCCTTCGGTCAACCAGCACATGCAGTTATTACCTCCACCATCAGTCGATACCATTTCAGGCCCCTGAATAACGATCCTTCTTGTTCTTGGTGCTGTTAAGAGCATAATCATTTCGGTGAGCCCGCATGAATAGTCTCTCATAACAGTCTCTACATTGATGCAGATCACCCCTATTGGTCTTAATAGTATAATAGTTATATGTCTTATCTGAACAGTTGGTACATTTCTCAATTTTTTTCATTTTTTCTATCTCTAAATGTTATTTTAAATTGGCTGACTCCCAAAGCGTACACTTATATGATGTATTCGAAGTCAAGAAAAAGCAAGCAGAAAAGGACTATTAATATCTCTTTTTTGGATAATGGGCGGCTGCCCTGACTGTAGCTTTAGATAGTGTTTTTCCAGCATAATAAGCTAAAATACTACTATTAATAATAACAGTACTATATAACATATAAAAGAGAACATTAACAGCTAAAGACTCATTGTAAAACATTGTTCCAACTTCCTCTTTATGCAATAAGTAATAATACTAAGGTTATTTACTAATTACTTTGTCCCTTTTCCGGTCTGGAGGGGGTTTTTTGCCCATCACTTGGCTGCTTAAACATGAAATCGGGCTCATTACTGACTTTAGAAGTACTCCAAACTGAAATAGTGGTCTCGTAAACTTTAATAAAGTAACTATTTATCTTGACATCCTTATAGTCATCTTTATTCATGACCTTGAACCATACATCAAGTCGGCCCCTCTGTACTCCTCCATGGTCCCAACCCTTGTACCAGAGTAAATTCTCGCTAGTTATATTATCAGGGCGCCCAAAGTTACGATTAATGTGGGCTCTAACATAACTATCAAAGTCCCTGTTAAAAATTGGCTTAGGGGCTTCTAGTCTCTTCTTGCGTCTGGCTGGTTTCTGCTTAGTCACAGTTGTCATCTCCATCTCCTTATAAAGGCCAGTAAGTTTACTACAGTATACATCGACTTTTTGCAATGTCAAGCGCAATGTTTTTTATTATTTTTCTGGGCAAAATTCACCACTACTGGATAACATAAGGTGTTATGAGAAAAAAAGTTAATCTTATTTATAATTACACATTACTATAAAAATTAAGGTTGATCTCAGTTCATTGGAGCAGAAAAAGAATTATCAATATAAGTAAAGGTAAGATTTAACACTTATACTTAAACTTTCCTCTGCTGCATCTGAATAACGTTTGGTTATTTTTTACAGGCAGATAGAAATTATGGTTAAAGATTTTTTATTCGGTTTAGTTACTGGAATTGCGCTATCGTTGTGTCTATACTTAGTGTGGGAGACTTACCGACATGTCCCGGTGCTGATTCGGTCTGCGCCCCCTCCAAGGAGCCTTCCCTTTCGGCCATCAGAACGCAGGGATTTATCGACCAAATTTTCTAGAGTTGCTGACTGTAGGTCTTTTCTTTTGTCTGAAAAGAAAGGGTGAGACAAGAAGGCCCCGGATTCTAAAAGGGGCTGACTATCACAATGACCACGAGTCTGAAGAGGGGGGGAAGGACATGCATATTCCTATGCCTAGCCTACCAAAGCTAATATTAATACTAGCCTGCCCAATTGTTTTTTTGGTTTTGTTGTTGACTTTTTTAATTTACTGTTTTCGCTGACTATCACTATGGGAGCGAGTCTGAGGGGGAGGGGAGAGACAAGGGGACGATGTGGCTCTGGGCGCCCAGTGGTTCTGAGTTGTTGTCTCTGCTGCATCTCTTTGCCCTAAGTCCAATCATACCATATACTTCGGTCAATGTCAACCTAAGTCTTTAACCTATAAGGGTTTATATCAACTAAAGTTTTGGCATGAAATTTGCAGGCATTCAATTGGCATGATATTTGCAGGGAGATATTTACGTAAGTCCTTTGATAGTAAGTAGTTATGTCAGGCCCGGCGCCCCCGGCCGCCCCTAAGTCCTTTGCTGGTAAAGGTTTACGTCATTTACTAGGGCAAACCGTGTGCCAAAAAAAGCCCCCCTTGCGGGGGGGGCGAACCATCATCGTCCGGGGGTTTTTTGGTCTATCGGGCGGCAGCCCTACCCCTGTAGTAGCCCATTGGCGTAACCTCCTATGCTGTATGGCTAATCTTTTAACAACTCTTGCAGCCCTGAAAAAATCCCAACAAAGAAGGCCACAACCACGGCAATCAAAAGCGGTTTGTTGCTCATGAGGCCATCGCGAAAACTTTGTCGAAGTCTTTCACGTCCAGAGAATCGGCACGCTTTACCGTGGAATCCCAACGGCTTGGCGACATCTCCAACAGTTGACCACCGATCTGATCAAACCGCACCCAATTTTGTGGGTCAAATGTTTGACCCGCACGAGTCACCGCGTTGACAACCCCGAACAGATTCTTATCTTCCCGCTCGTATGTTGCCCATTGGGAAAGTACCTCGCTCGCTTCCCGTTTGGAAAACTTATTGTCAATTGCCACGGCGGCAATCACATTTTTCATGCGAACACCATCCGCATCCATGGATTGAGTGTCCAACAATTTCCGAACGCCCAATGGTAACAATGGCAATTGTGCCTCAATATTCTGCTCGATTTGCAGACGCAAGGTAGTGAGATCAATCTCGCCAATGTGGCGTTTCTTAATCTGCTGCCCTGCTACTTGTCCCCATATGCAACCATTGAGACAGATCGAACGAAACAGAGACGGGATTTGTGAAATGCGACGTTTGCCAATCTCACAGTTTCCAATCGACAACATACCACCATAATCGGAATCGTCGTCCTGCCCATAATCGATGATAGTATCAGGCAGTAAGACGTTCCCGAAAATGGTATCCTCGTCACCTCGCCAGTGTGACAAACGACCACCGGGCAAGGTATCTTTCAACACATCCAGATACCAACGGTTGTCAATTGGCGCATACTTATCAGTTACAAACGCGCGGCAAGTGTCGTCGGTATAGGTGCGCAAACGGAAAACTTTATCCTGCTCTAATCGTCGCAAGGCATTATTGGCGAGTTGCATCATAACCTCAGCATCCTGCTCATCGGCATCCTCTTGAGCACGTAGCTTCTGGATTACAGTGGACGATGGTACTTTTGAGCGGATAGAAAACTGCTGTAGTGCCCAGTCGGTTGGACGTAGTACCCTATCATTAACTTGCAGTTTGAATTCTCCATCAAAATCATCAACAATTGCGTCGATGTTTTTAGCAGGTGCCAAAATGTCTTCGCGATCATCAGCCGCACGCTGGAGATTTTCCATTGCGTCATCGTAGGATATGGTAGTGGCATACCAGTCCTTGTGAACGTGGGTATTGTCGGCTAAACCCGTGCCGGTTTGGCCTTCCAACGTCTTGACAAAATCGCCTTCGCTCTTGTCCGCCGTCATCCGCAACTTTTTGTACTCGCTCATCCAAACTCTCCAAAAAAAAAGTGAAACAGTAAACTACCCCCTTAGTATACTATAGTTATCGGCCATGTCAAACAATATCTTTAACTTTTTTTCGGCATGGTATTTGCGGGGGAGAATCGTCGTAAGTCCTTATGTGGTAAGGGTTTACGTCGAGCGGGGCGCCCCCGCGCCGCCCTAAGTCCTTTGGTAGTAAGGGTTTACGTCCATCCCCATGCTAAGATACCATCATCATCCGTCACATCTAGATCCGCATATTTTGATTCGTGTATATAATGGTCGGGTTCGTGATCAAAGTAAAATGAGCCAGCTTTATATGGGTTATATTTTACATATTCCCACGAAAATGGCGGTGTCCAATCCGAATCGCGTGGACTACATAGATAACCTCGCACAAACGCATGGACGTTTTTTTTTCGCTCAACTAAAACGCGCCGCCTTCCCGCAGGTTGAACTATATATTCACAATCCCGCAATGTTATATAGTTGGTATGGCACACCACCCGCGCACCCTGTCGAACAGACCAGCAATCATTATGCAAATTTCTGTATACGTCGATTTTTTTGTTTTTGTTAACGTATTTAGAAATAGTTTCAAACCAATTTGCGCCCGATTTCACTTGTGGTTTATTCACTTTGTTAGCTTTCGATTGATAGAAATAAATGGCCTTTGTCTAGTATATCATCTGCTTCTGTGGTTTCTAGTGTGTTACATGGATAATATTCGCCCATACTTTTATCATATATAGTAACGTTGTCCTGTAAATAAAGCGGATCATCTAGCGCCCTGTCATGTAGAAATTCTAATAGTTCGCCCCACGTCATGCTGTCACCTTTCTATTGTAGGAATGTTTGACTTTGTCCCGCTTCAAAATTTTCAACGCTTCGGCGGCTTTACTTCCTTTCGGCTGTACTCCGTGAACCAACAGAGCAAAGCTATTGTTCCGCCATTCTGGCACAGCGGCATGGCTGTCATCGTGATCAATCTCCATTTTCTTATTATACGCTTCGTCTTCGGAAAATACAACCACGGATTCCCGTAGGTTATCCCGGTCAATCATATCATCATCACGCCCGCCACGGCTGGCAG